TACAGTATCTTTAAAATTCAAAGCATCTTGATATGCTTTGAAAACATCACCCATACTATTAGAATCATTTGGATTGTTGGTCGCCATGTTGAATTTCTAAATAAATAGATTCTTTTGTTATTTTTGAGATTTATCTTCAATCCATTTATTTAAAAGATACTTCCTAATGAAGATAGGCATAATCAGAAATTCTTGGTACGTCATACCAAGTAATGTTTTCAAATAGTAAAATTCATCTATTTGAGATTTTCTATATTCAGAAGAAAGGACGAAAAAACTCGACCCCAAACCCAACATTCACTGTGAGTCTTTCTCCTGACGGGGTCATAACAATTCTTTCCATATCCAATCTTGGTTCATTTTCATTCATAAATTTTTTGATGAATTTAGAGTCAGCGATTGGCATCTGCTCCACAAATTTTGAAATTTCACCCTTATCAGTGTTTCCGTTAACACTTTGAATTTCTTTTACTAATCTCATAGTAACTCTCGGAACAACCCTACCTTGTGGGTACGATTCAAATACTTTTCTAAGTTCTAAACCATCACCATATGTTAGTGGTCTCAATTTAACTTGAGCACCTGATACGGGTAAGATAGTAGAAAATGTACCATCAGCATCAGGTTCAATACCTTTATTAATATTTAACTCGTCCAACAAAACTTGGGTTTTGAAATCATTACCCGTAACAGGGTCTTTCAAAGTCATTTCCATTTCAGGACCAAAAGATGTGTTTCTTAAGAATATTAAAATCGCTTCAATATCACCTTCTAATAACTCTTCAGGTCTCATACCCGGTTCGTACAATTTATTTCTAAGAAGTTGCATGGTGACATCGTCACTTCTTCCCATCAGGATGTTTTCATCCGCAGCTGTTAGGTATCCTACCTTAACAGAACTTTTTTTGTTTTTATAAAAAATACCTCTTGAAGGTAATTGAACCACGTCATGTGGCATTGAGAAATTTTCTTGTCCGTATTGTGTTGTATCTTCCATAATAAAAAAACCGTAGAGTTTGGCTCTACGGTTAAATATACTGATTTAAAAAAGTAAATAAATAGAAATTAGTAAATTAAAACACAACGGTCAGGTCTTAAACTACAAGAAATTGTTGCCAAACCATCTTGAGAATAGTTAAGAGTTTGGAAATCCACATTTGTTAGGAATGTTCCGTACAAAATCCATTTCTCAACAACGACACCTGTTGGGTCTAACATTTCAAGGTCAATGTCTTTTTTATAACCCGCAGCGTAACCCATACGACCTGTCACTGATTCTGCGTGTAAACGAACCCACTCCATAAGAGCTTGAGCCGCAGATGGACCGATTGGGTCACGGAAAGTAACCGGAATTTCATCCCAATTAAATCTACCCGCCACAAATGTTGATGTGTTCAAAAATTGAATCTCAGTTGGATTAATTTTGATTGATGGACGTTTTGTTGATTCTACAAACCATTCGTTAATACCTAACGAAGAAGGAAACCTTAGGATAAAGCGGTTTTGACGCTTTGGTTCGTAAGGTATGGGCATTTTCATTAATAAATCAGCCATGTTGTTTTAATTTCTTTAAATTTTTTATCTTTTATTATAAATACTACCTGTGTGAAAATTTTTCTCTTTACTTTGTTTTTGGAAAAACTATATCTTCACTAGGTCCAGTTCTAGTATTCTTTTTTAATTCCTCCTTTAGTAGAATATACTTTAATTGGTTCTTTGATTTTATCAAAATGTTTCTTCATTACATCTACATTCTTAATATCATCATCTGAAAAACCTATTAAAGGCATTCTAGGAGAAAATTTATTGGCAATATCTTTTTTAAGTATCGCACTTTTTTGTAAAAGTGCCGCCATGGATTTCACATATCTCACAAAATCTTCCATAGCTGTTACCTTAAGTTCTTCAGGGTTTGCCGCGGAACCCTCACCAAAACTTACCGGATTATATTTGTTGAGTTCTAAGTAAGAACGAATCAATTCTTCATCCGTCATTTCTTCTTCACCAACAAAATCACGATATTTTTTTAAGTTTTTTAATAACGTTTTTTTATCAATACCTTCAAAGTTATTAATAATGTAATTGTATACACCCTCTTTGATGATTTTTGGGTTGTGACCCCTTGCAGTGATTATCGCAAAAATGGAACCGTTGTTGATTGCTTCTTTAAAGTCATCCCAAGCCGGACCTGGTTTTGCTCTCATAGCGTCTATCAAAAATTGTTTATCACCTTCCACTCTAAAATTTCTAAAAGGATTGTTAGCATAACCTTTGATTGTTCTGCCCATATAATCAAATGGTTCGTTTCCAATTCTATCTCTAAAAGTTGCAAAGTCTTCAGTTGACATTTCTACCTCGTCACCTGAAGTATCTTCCAAAACTATCTTGGTTGGCATGTGAACGATGTTGTCATCCCAATCAAAGGCATAGTATTTTAAATCTGGTGCCTTACCTTCAAAACCTTCTTTAATTCTATTCATTATTTATAAACGGCTAAAAAGTGGGGTCGAAACCCCACTTTGATTTTTATTAGATATTTTCAAACGAAGCTCCACTTGGAGTGATGAAGAATTCAATATCAATGAATTCAAGAGCTTTCGTAGGTTTTAAGTAAATTTTACCTGTTAATGTGTTTCTATCCAAATCTTCAGGTGAAGAACTTACTGTTACACGGAAGTCATAAAGACCTCTGTCTCTTCTGATTGCGTCAAGGATAGGGTTAACCGAATCCAAGAACTGTTGTCTTACGATTTCGTCATTTTGTTCAAACAACAATCTAACAGCCACCGCTGAAATCAACTTACGAGCTTGTAACAACAATCTTCTTACGTTCAATCTGTTAAGTGCAGAATCTTTAACTTGAAGAGTTTTGTTACCCCAAATTACAGTTCCAACATCAGAGAAGGTTGCGATTGGGTTGATACGACCTTGATACAAGGTATCTCTATCTTCTTGTGTAAGTTTCAATCTTGCCTTAACTGAGTTAACAAGACCTCTTGTGTAACCCGCTGATGCGAACCATGGGAATGAAATGTTGTCAGTCAACGCTAAGTTTCTACAAACTTGACCTGTTGGTGGTAAGTAGATTTGAGTGTTGTTAACAGTATCTCTTTCCAAAATCCATGGGTAGTAAGTTGCTGTGTAAGATGAATCAATTCCTGTATCATCCAAATTGTCAACCGCTTCTTGTGGGTAGATAATTTCATATTGAGAACCACCATCAGGAGTATACATGTTGTAGTCAGGAGTTGTTACGATATAAACCGAGTCAGCTCTTTCATTTTCAACCATTCCAATTGCGGTTTCACACAAGTTAGAGTTGTTTACGTAGTCAATACTTGAAGTTGCGAATACGTTGATGTTTGTTGATTCAGGGTTATTGAATGACAAGATACCAAGTAAGTAAGCGTAGTAGTCGGTGTTAGCAAAATCTTGTGTATTGTTTGCCACAACGATTCTCTTAAATGTACCGTCACCATTTGCTGTTGGATATCTTTGAGTAGGTGTAGAACCTTGTAAGTATCCTGATGCACCCAACATAAATCTGTCTTGGTTAGTTCTAAACTCTCTGTAGATATCCCATCCGTCAAATCCACCTTGGAAGCAGAATGTATATTTTCTTGAGTACAAGAAGTAGTATGGGTTATCTTGAGTTGTTGGTTCACCATCAAAACTTGCAACACCACAAACAAACGCTGGTGTACCACTTGTAACTTGTGAGTTACTGATTGTAACAACAGTTGCTCCTGAGTCCATGTGGAAACCTTGAGTTTGGTAGTTCCATGGAGTTGATTCAGTTGCGGTATCCCAACCTACTACAGGATTTTGTCTACCTTTATATTGTAATAAGTCAGAGTCAACACCAAATTGTGAAGACATACCAAGGTAAGTTCTTCTTACGACATCACCACTTGAAGATACAATGTTTGTTCCACCGTAAGTACTTCCAAATGGGGGGTCAAAGATTGTTTCACCTGGGAAGAAGTATTTGTTTTTGATTACAGGGAATGGTGAAGGGTTTGATACACTGTCATATACTCTTTCTTCAAATCCACGGAAACCACAAGGTAATGCATCTATCGGTGCTTCATCAGAAAGTTCAATCATAATGAACGCAGATACTAATGGATATTCACCATTAGAAGAACCAATCTTTTTAGCAACAAAACTGTTAGAACCCGGGTCCATAGTACAGTTTGTGTATTTTTCATAAACAACAGGATTTGCATCCGTATCAAAGAAATCTCTAACCAAAACATCAAAAGTTTGATTTGAGAACGAAATGTTTGCAATTGAGATTTTAACTTCTGTGTTTGCAGAATTACCATCTGAAATTGAAACAAATCTAAACAAGTTATAAACTTTGTTACCTCTTAATTCAGATACAACAAATGGAGTCTTTGGTGTTTGGTATTTGTCCAAGAACCAAGCGATTGAAGTTGTTGAAGTTTTATCTCTCGCTTCAGGTAATGCAATTAACTCACAATTTAATCCTTTAATATAACCTTTGTTGTAAGCGTAGTTTAATAAACCTGGATATGATTCTTCAACATAAATAGGAACCTCAGTTCTTGATTTTGAGAAGTTAGTAATACCGAGAACTTTAGTGATGTAGTTAGCATCAACACTTCCAAATGAAGTTTCAAATTGGAATGTTTTGTTTTCGTAAGTGACACCGCTCAACAAGAAGGTTGAGAATGGACTATTTGTAACACCTGAATATGCTCCTGTACAAATCATATCCAAATCAGTCAATCCTGTTACTTGATAAACAGGACCGTGATTGTTTGCGTCATATACTGAAATACCTCTTGAACGAAGAGTTGCAACAACTAAGTTATTGTATTCTGTGTAAGCAGTTCCACTGTAGTAATAAACTGTTCCTGATAAAGTTGCTTCAAAATTTCCTGTTCCACCTGTTGTGAAATCGGTAACCGCATAATCCCAAGAAAAACCTGAGTAACTATTATTAGAATAATTTGTGAAATTCGCATAATACCAAGGGTCATTAACAGAATCTGTTAAATCATTAAATGCTAAATTCATACTGTCAACACTGAATAAGTTATCCAAAGTTGTGTATTGAGCTGACAAATCGTTGTATTCCGTTTCAGGAATTGAACCGTAAACATTTAATGTAGAACCTGTAACACTTGTGTTACCTGATACATCTAAAATAAAACTAAAGATGTCTTTGTTATAGGTACTTGTTGAACCATTGTTTAACAAATATTGAATATTGAGGTTGTTAGCGATAACGTCAGGTAGTGGGGTTGTAAAGTCCAAGACATTACTTACACCTGTATTACCAGTAACAACTGCGGTAAAGTCTAATGCTGCAACATCCGTATCTACTCCGATTGTTGTACCGTCTACGTTAGCGGTCACTCTAATAGACCAAGAAGGACCCGCATCATAACCTGATAAACCAAGAACTCTTGTTACGAATAATTGGTTAGATTGTTGTAGATATGCCTTTGCAATATATGCGGCTTCATATTTAGGGATTTGCGTTCCAATGAATTTTTCAGGAACGGTACCTCCGAAG